CTGGGCTTTACTCGCCTAGTCATGAACTTCAAGTTGCTAGAGAGTTTTTTAAAGACTTAGAAAAACTATTTCCTAAACAATACATTATGGATAGTAACCATGGTAGTTTAGTATTTAGAAAAGCAACTAGATATGGTTTGCCTCACGAAGTATTTCAATCTTATAATAAGATGTTAGGTGTAGGTAAAGGTTGGACGTGGCATGAAGATTTGATTTTAAAAGCATCCAATGGTCAAAAAATTTACTTCTGCCATGGTAAATATAAAGATGTTCTAAAAGTAGCACAACAATATGGTATGTGCACAGTTCAAGGACATTATCACACAAATTTTAAAATAGACTATTGGAGCAATCCAAACGAATTACTTTGGGGTATGCAGGTGGGTTGTTTAATTAACATGAAAAGTTTAGCTTTTGAATATAATAAACTTCAGAAGTCTAGACCAGTAATAGGAACAGGAGTTATCATTGATGGATTACCTAAACTAATCCCAATGGTTTTAAAAGACAATGGCAGATGGAACAGAAAAATTACCTAGAGGTATAAGAAATAAAAATCCAGGCAATATCAAATTAGGTACTGACTGGGATGGGTTGGCATCGGAACAAACCGATCCAACTTTTTGTATTTTTGATGAAGCTGTAATGGGTATTAGAGCTTTAATGAGAATACTTTTAACATACAGATTTACTCACAAAAAAACTACAGTAGACGAAATTATTTCTAGATGGGCACCACCCTCTGAGAATGATACTAACGCTTACATAGACTTTGTTTGTAAAGAACTTAACGTAAAACCTTTGGATAAACTTGACAATAGTATTGAACATTATTTACCACTTGTTAAATCAATTATCCGAATGGAAAACGGCAAACAACCATACGATGATGAGTTGATTGTAGAAGGGATGTACAAAGCATGGGAAGGATATCCAACTGGTTCTTCAGCCTCTTAGAGCACTGGGGATCTAAAATGCATGTATATGCGTGGAACAAAAAATACAGTAAACGAAAACATATTCTGTACAAAGGTGAACGTACAGGAAAATTTTATACATTAAAAAGGAAATAATATGTGGTTGAATTTACTATCAATGGGTCTTAAGACAGCAGGACACATTTACAAAAATAAACAAAAAACAAAAATGCTAATGTCAGATGCACAATCAATGCATGCTGAAAAAATGGCAAGAGGTGAAATTGAATATAAAGCGAAAGTTATTGAGAGTAATGATAAGGGCTGGAAAGATGAGTTTGTTCTTGTTCTTGTTTCCCTTCCTATTCTTGTATTGGTTTATTCTATTTTCACTGACGATCCTACGGTTCGTGATCGACTAGATGTTTTTTTTGAATATTTTAAACAACTGCCCTACTGGTATCAGGCAATATTTATAGGAATAGTTTCAGCAATTTATGGTCTTAAAGGTGCTGATATAATGCGTAAGCCTAAATAATGTCAGAAGATTTTTTAGAAATTATACGAGAGTACAAAGAACAAGTGCGAGTACTCAAAGAACAGATTTCAGAATTAGAAGATGCAAACAAATCTAAAGATGCAGCTCTTAAAAGAGCATTGCAGAAGTTAGAATATACTACTTCAGATTTGGAGAAAGCTAATAAAGAAATCAATGATCAAAAAACAGTGGAAAAAAAATCAGAATAGTGAACATATAGTTGGTCCATGTAAATGGTGCCAAGAAGAATTAGTTAACACTCAAGCATTTGTAGCATTTGTTGACAAGTCTAAAGCTTGTATTAAATGTTATAGAAAATCAGGACATATGTTACCATTCTGGGATAAGGAAAATAAATTTAATGAATAAACAACCATTAAATATTGGAGAAGAAGCAAGAGTTCAAATGCCTATGAAAACAGTTGCTAGTTTAATAGTAATTGTAGCAATGGGTGTATGGGGTTATTTTGGAATAATAGAAACTCAAAATAAAATTTCAACTCGATTAGAATTAATGGAGAAAGATCTTGAAGAAAATACAGAGTTTAGGATAAAGTGGCCTAGAGGACAATTAGGTTCTCTACCTGCAGACTCTGAACAGTTCATGATGATTGAAGATTTATATAAGACTACAGACAAATTAAATAAACATATTGAGAATATGGCTTTAAACAAAGTAAATATAGAATTTTTAAGAAAACAAATGGATAAGGTTTTAGAAGATATTGAAAAATTAAAAGATGCTAATCGTGAGATTGGTTATAAGAATGGGAGTTACTCACAATGATAGAGTCTGTGGTTGCCCTTTTGATGTTTATAAACGGAGAGATTAAAGAACACCTTGTGCAAGAAAACATGGCAGCATGCCTTCGTGGAAAGCGTCATGCAGAAAGAGAATACTCTGAATCTGTATCCTATAAATGCTATAAAGGTAAAGCAGAAGTAGAACTGTACAAAGGAAGAAAATATATTAAAGCTCTAATATTAGAGTAATGGAAAAGCCTAATAAAAAACGTAATCCTTTTGCAAAGCAATTAAGACATTGGCGATATAGAATTATTAAAAGTAAAAAAAAATATCAACGAAAAAATAGAGATAACTCTATAGAATTAAGTTAGAAGGTTTTGGTTCTTCCTCTTTTGGTTTACCAAATACATTAAAACTAAATGATCTACGTTCACCTTTAGTTCTAAAAGGATATACCATGTGGTACATCCACCAAGGAAAGATATAATAATCTCCAACCTTTGGTCTAATTCTAACTGTATTGTTGGAGAACAGGTGGACTTGTCCAAATTGCATTTCTATACTACCTGCAGATGGATAATGATCGTTATCTTCTTTTTTCCATTCTTCTTCAATACCTTCAGGAAGTTTAAGATAACCTACACAAGATATATGACAATTAGTATGGTAATGAGCTGGGTTAAAATCTCCAGCAAATGTACGAACGTACCATCCTGATTTAAATACTATTTTTTGTAATTCTTTATGGTTCTCAGGATGAGCTGCTATATAAGCATCCATTAATTTACCAAAGTAAGTTCCCCATTTAGCAAATGTTTCAGGTGATATAATTAATTCTTGTTTAACATTACCTACAAGTTCATCAGAAAAATCATGAGTCTTTTTTTTTACTTCATGATTCATAAGATGTTCACAATCTTTATTAAAATCATCAATAAGTTCTTGTGGTAATTTACAATGTCCAATAGATGGACCAAATGGTCTATATATTTTTAATTCTTTATTATCTTGATTTAAATTGCTATAATGACTCATGAATAATCCCTTTCTATTATCATTTCTAAATAATGGATAGCCTTCTCTATATCTTTTTTCTTACCCTTCTTTTTGTGTCTGCATATATACTTAATGGCATTACCTTCGGCATATGGTAAGTTATTTTCATTAATAAAATGAGCAGGTTGAATGTTCATACCTTTGTAATGATCACCATCTACCTGTCTATTTAAACTATCATAAGTAATATCTTTAAATATATTTGTATCAGTCATTGAAGGAAAGCCTATAGTTTTTATTTTTATGTGGTCTGGATGCTTGGTTTTTTATAACTTTAGTTTGCATATCGGTTAAACTATATATATCAAGTTTCATAGCTTTTGCAAACTTCATAGATGCATATTGTGAATTTATATCGGCATAATGACAAATTATTTTAAAGTCATTAGAATTGCTTGAAAGCCAAGCAATAGCCTCTCTTTTATCTATAATTTTGTATTTATCTAAGCCTTCATACATGGCATCTTCTATTGCTTGAGTAACGATAGCTCTGAACAATTTAAGTTCAGGACTTTTCATCTATAACTTCATATGTCATTCGTTGATCTACAGCATCAACTTCTTGCCAATTTAAAGTTCTTGGATCTATAGCTTTAAGAGTCTTAAGTGCTTCTTTATCATTCTCTGCATTAATATATATTTCAGTATACGCAGGTAAAATAACCCATCTCTTAAATTTATAAATCATATATTATTTTTACGTCTACTAGCTTCTAACGTTCTAAATAAATCGATAATAATTCCTTCTTTATCTCTTTTGTTTTCAAGTGTGCTCGCTTCAACCTCTGCATCAAATAATTCTTGTATTGCATCTTTATATGTGTCACTTGCGTAGTATGCTTGTTCTTTAGCAGATATACTTTTATCATTTGAATTACCTGCAATATGGAGAGCTTTCTTTCTCTTAAGAAGCCTATCCAAATACTTAACATTAGCATTAGCTTTAGCAGAAGTTTCATCTGTACTTGCAAGATACCTCAAGGCATCTTCTAATCGTATTTCTGTAATCACTCTTATCCTCCTTCAAATATAATTTATATAATCTTAATACCAAATCAGGGTTATTATATGTGTTTATACCCATCATTTCTAGTTCTAATTTGAACAAATACATCCGTAAAAATCACCACTACCGTCATTCATAATATATGCATTCCATTCTTCATGATATGTAGTTAGATTTAAACGTAAAATATCACAAAGATCAAAACAATCTACTTCAGTTATTATTTTTAGATGAGCTGTCATTTGTTTTGTTACTTCTATTAGATAATACATTCCATCGTTTAATATTATCAACTCCATAACTTATCCTTTTTAGTTCACATTCAGCACAAAGATAAAAATCTTTGCTTACTTTTATTATTGCTAAATTTTCACATTGTTTGCATTGGAGGATCATAAAGACCCTCCAACGTTTCTAACCATAGAGGGATGTTTAGAATTGATCATCAAAATCGTCAGCTTTTTTTTCATTAGAATTTTTTTTAGCTTCTAATATATCTCTAACGACAAGATCTAAATGCGTATGTGTTTCAGGTTTTAATTCTTTACCTGAAGATAACCACGCAGATATAAGATTACTCATTGTCAATCTATATTTTTCTTTCCATTGAGCATCTGGATCTTTTGATACTGTTGCAGTTGGAGTAGCACCATTAGGTACTGCTACCTCGCCACCAAGTAATTCAACAGAAGTGGCTGTTTGATACCACTTACCATTTTTACTTTGTCTTGCTGGCTGTGCTGTGATTTTTAATCTTGCACCTTTTTGCCATCCCTCTGCACCTATTGCTTCACCATAAACTGTCATTTCAGTACCATCATCTTTGGTAATGTAAATACTATATTTACCTCCACCATCTCTTGATGCGAATGAACGTTTATGACTACATTCAAAAGTTTCAGTTTCCATTATCTGTCTCCTTTTGTTGATTTGTTTTATTATATTGCCTATTTTTTGCATAACACTATATAGACTATTTTAGGCATTTAGTCCATATATCTTGTGCGAATTCTTCAGCTTCAGGAGTACCCTTCCAACGAAAGTTGTCGCATACCAAAGGGAATATGCGTACAACGTCCTCTTTGGTTTTGCATATATCTAGTATATGCTCTATGTGTTTCATGGCATTGATAAGTACATTTAACTCATCTCTTTCTACCATATCCACAGCATAATTATCTGTTGGAGAACAATATAATAACATTGTTTCTTTACCAAATAAATCTCTATATAGGCATTGTTGCCTAACATCAGCAGCCTTTGGATACCATTTAGGATCTACTAT